ATGCGTGATTTTTTGCGTTGGTTGAACAATGTGATTGACAATCACAATGACATCCAAGATATAATCATGGCAGGCAACTCCGTTATGGAGGAGACAGCCGTGTGTGCCTTGTGTGGCATGCCAGACAATTGGTGTGAGTGTATGAATACCCAAGCGGTGGACGTACCCGCACCTGATGCTTTGGTGTTGCATGGCATACCCACCTACATGGTGGTGGAGCCTATGTCATTTAGTGATTTCGCGTCGACACTCGAACCTGTGAGCAGTTTCATCACAAGATTTTATCTACTGGTGTACTGGTTTTGGGCGTACTCGTGGTTCTCGTGGATCCTCCACTTGATCCTTGGCGACTGGTGGTTCACGTCATTTTTGGCGCGTTCTAAACACAAGTCTACGTTGGCGGCCGCGGTCGTCTCGTATGGCGGTTACCGGGTTCAGCAGGTTATTGGCGACCCAGCGCATTTGAAGAAGTGTGTTGTGGCCTTGACCACACTCATGGTAGCATACCAGAGTGGCAAGTACCTGTGGAAAGTAGCCGATTGGATGCCACAAGGCAATGTGACCACAAAGCCGGTGGACCCACCACGTGTGAACACGCAAGACCGTGACGATGAAGGACATGATCCTGAACCGAAAACGAGTGGGCGTGTGCGAGTGTCGTATGATGATCCGTTTCCGTTTAGCACTGACGACCTTTCCCAGGCGTCCTTGTGCTCTCAGGACGGTGAGACGGTGCAGAAACACATAGAGCGTGCTACGTGCTATTTCCAGTCACATGGGAATGGGCGCGTGTACAGCAATGTGGCAGTGAATATTCGCGGAAGCGTTTATATGCTGAACAACCACGGTATCCCACCCACGACACCATTTGATCTTGATATCACGTGTGCCCCACAAGGCACGATGGGCACATCTATGCGCCAGTTGTTGATTACAGAGTCGATGGTACACCGCGTGCCGGAACATGATTTGGCGTTCATTAAAATCCGATGCAGACCCCCAGGGACTGATCTGACGAAATACATGATCAAAGCCGGATACACAGGCAAAGTTGATGCCCATTATATAGGCCGCAGCATTAATGGCGACCTATGGCGTAGACATGTGCCAGTGGCAGTCTTGGAAGAAAAAACTTGGAAGTCACACGCCCATGCCGTTACGAGAATGGTTTGGAGTGGTAAGGTGGCTGTCCCGACGATCGATGGTGATTGCGGGGCCATGTTGTTTTCTCAGACGACGGTTGGTCCAGTGATTCTTGGCATCCATACTCTTGGCCGTGAGGACAGAGTTGGTGCCATGAAAGTGTCTGGAGAAGTGGCTATTAAGGCATGTGATGCGCTTGAAAGCGTGTTTATTGCCCGAGGCCGTATTGAAGTCTCGGCACCGAGTGCACAGCGAGGATTGATTCCGCTTGTGGCACAGAGTGCAGTGCGCCAGGCAAATCGTGGGGTGTCTGACGTGATCGGCTCCTTTGGTGGTGAATTCCGCCAACGGGGGCGTACGAACGTTACGACCACTTATATCGAACCAGCATTGCGCTCGTTCGGTTATAGTGCAAACCGCACAAAGCCTGACATGTCCAAAACACCTTGGATTTTGGCACTCAACGACACCACTCGCCCCGTAGTCCAGATGGACAATGGAGTCTTGGATGCGGCGAAAGCCATGTTCATTGACGAGACGTCCGAATGTGACTTGAAAGGTGTGCATGTGTATAGTTTGCACGTGGCCATCAACGGTATGCCAGGATTGGATTATTGCGACAAGATGAATCGCAAATCCAGTGCAGGTGCCCCGTACAAAAAGTCAAAGAAGCACTTCATGTACTTTCTGAATGAAGACATTTCCACTGACATGGATGTGACTGAAGAAATTAAGGACACGGTGTTTGCCATGATCGAAACGTATAAGCGCGGTCAGCGCTGTCACGCAATCTTTTGTGGTCATTTGAAGGACGAGCCAGTAACTTTTGAGAAGGCTCTGATGGGCAAGACCAGAGTTTTCACAGCCTCCGGCATTGCCTATACGTTGGTTGTGCGAAAATACTTGCTGTCTGTGATTGTATTGATGCAAAACAACCGGTATCTATTTGAAACAGGTCCAGGTATCGTGTCGCAAAGCCTAGAGTGGGAACAAGTGCGTGAGCACATCACATTTTATGGCGAAGATCGCATGGTGGCCGGAGACTATTCCAAATTTGACAAGCGCATGCCAGCGAACGTCATTCTCGCAGCATTTGATGTCATCTACGATATCTGCCG